GTTTTCCTTCTTGTACTTTGTAAACTGACTTTTTAGCTACATGCTTTGCATATTTCCACTCTAAGCATTTAGTGCAAGTTCCACAGGGTTCGTCAATAAAGTCACCACTACAACTCCAAACTAAATTTAATATACCTGGATTATCTTTCATAATTAAACTTACCATCTCTGATTTTGTCAACCATTCAAAAGGAAATAAACTTATTGGGGCAGTTAATACATGATGTGGTTGAAGTCCATGTAAATCTAAACTTCTACTTCTACCTGCCATCATTGCTCTCAAAGGGTATCTTAACTGAAGTCTTTGTCTAAAAGAGTCATCAGCATTTGCTCCCCATATATGCCATTTAAAATTTATATGTCTATTACCTTGTATCAGCATAGCAATAGCTGATTGTCCTTGTAATACAGAGTAATTATTTATATCTGTTTCTTGTGGCAGACTTGATTTATTATCCACTATTAGTGGTACTTTAAAATACTCTGCCTGAAGCTTTGCAGCTCTAAGTTCTGCATCTGCAAATTTTCCTTTTGCATTTGGATTATACAAGGCTAAACATACAGGATTAAATCCTTTTTTCTTAGCATACCACAAAGCGGCAAGGCACTCAAACCCTCCACTTAAATTTACTATACTATCTGTTTCTTTTGGGATTTTAACCATACTAATCTTTGTTTATCTCTCTTGTCTAATCCTCTGTTGCACATACTACAGGTCTTACTATATCGCCTGTTTCCTTGCAGTAAATTGTCTTGTAATTCCTTAAATGCTTTGCTTTGCCATACATCTAGGATATTGTCTGTTTTTATGTTGCCAAAAATTTCTGAGTTAGTCCAGTCATTGCAACACTTTTGAATTGTTCCGTCCCAATGTACCCATATTTTTACTGATGGAAAGGTACAGGGTGTATCTATTTCGGAAGTGTCAGTTGCGATTCGATTATAAATATCACTTCGATTACTAACTATGACTTCTGTTTGACCCCAATCTTCTGGTTTCATATTCTGATTCCAATATCGGTGTTTTGCACGAGGAATCAATTTTTTTCTTTCTTCCATTTTTTCTTCACTATCATAACTATTTATAATTAAATAATCAAACTCTTCAAAATAGTGTAGTCTTCTTTCTAGTTTATATCCATTACTTATTATACGAGTTTTATACTTTCTATTTGGGTGATGTAAAAGTTTTACTAATAAGCCAAAATCAGGGTGTAAACTATTTTCCCCTCGTCCTGTAAAACATACTATACCTGTATAAGTATCTAAATCCTGTATAAACTTTCTAAAAAGTTCCCAAGGCATATACTCTTTTTCATTAGGGTAGCCTTGACTTCTTGGACAGTAGTTACAAGTCTTATTACATAACCCTGTAACATCTATATTAATCAGACCTGGCTGTTTCATTTTTCCACCCTGGAGCTTCTTCGTCCATAACAAATACCCAGTTCTTTCTACCTGCTGGGTCTATATTTGTTCCTACTTCTCTACAACCTAAATCTAAAAAGATTTGTCTACCTTTTTCATAGGTTATTTCTAGCATACGGTGAGGTGTTCCTAACTTTTTAGTTAAAAATTTACCGCCCTGTTTGAAATCATGTATAGACATTCCACCTTTATATTCGTCCATACACGCCTGTCTACGAGCTGCTGGATAGCGATACTCTCGACCATCATCTCCTGTAAATACTTTATTTAAACACCAGGATATTGTTCCCACCATATTTTGTGGCTCTAATCCTAGAACTGTATCATAATTCATACACCAATAACTATTTTTATCATAGTGTGCTTCTAGGTCTTGATAGCATACTTTATTTCTTACTATAAAACCTTGTATTCTTAATTGAATTATTCTATATAATTCATTTGGTGTTAACTCATCATAGTGTTTTACTACTGTTAAGATTGACATATTACTTCTAGTATCTCCCAACATTCTTTCTCTGGTGTTACAAAATCTGCTATTGGACAAAGAGGTCTTTTATCTTTATTATAGACTGCTAATCCTTTTTGATTGTCCATAGACATACGAGTTAGTCTTGTTACTGTAGGTTCTTCAACCCACACTTTGTGCATTTCATTTGGTTGCATTTCGTATATATCCCCAAGATTATATTCTTCAGTTTCTAACTCCCATATTCTTACTCCATGTTCAATAATTGGAAAATCAGGAGCTTCTCCTTTCTTTAAAAAAGTAATACAATCTATATTTCTCATAACATCATTACCCTCTACAACTACTCCTCTTTTATTGTAAAGTTTACCTTTCATAATTCTACTTCTAAAAGTACTTCTATGATTATGATACTCGTCTACTACCACAGGAGTAAGAGTGGGGTGATAAAAATTCCATCTTTCACTTGGTGTTCTATTTAACCAAATAAAACCTAGTCCATTCATTTGTGGGGCTTTACCCCACGACCTAAAGAAATCTATATTTCTCATACTCTCCGAACAACTCGTGGTATGATTTCTCCACTTCTTATTACTTCTACATTACAACCTATTTCTAGTTCAAGAGCTTCAATATATCCTATATTGTGTAGGGTTGCTCGACTAACAATTGCATCGCCTATGATACAAGGAGATAGAATTGCAACTGGAGAAACTGCACCAGACTTACCGACATTCCATTCAACATCTAATAGTTCAGTAACAACTCCTGCTTGTCTTTTCTTAAGAGCAAACGCCCCACGAGGGTGGTGTGATGTGTAGCCTAACGATTCAAATATACTGTTAGAGTCGACTCTTACAACTTTACCATCATTCGGGAACATCGAGTAATCACTAAGTGTGATGGACTCGATACCTGTATCGGATAATAACTTCATATCATGTAGCCAACTATCAGTTATATGTGGTTGAACACCATAGGCTATAAAAGTTAAATCACGACTTTTAAACTCTTCAACATCTTTTAAATTCAATGCTCCAGAAGCATAGTTTCTAGCATTTGGTATAGTCTTTGGAGCAACAAGCTCTCCTGTAATCTGAACTAATCCTTCAAGACGAATGTATCTAGGCACGATAAAACGCATCTTATCTGTAATGTCTAGTCCTTGTTTACCATCTCCTCTTGTCAATGCTTGATGTAACTCCCCATCTATATAAGTAAGAGAAACTGCAGCACCATCTAACTTAGTTGTCATTATGTGTGCGTGTTTAGAAAACCAATCAGGTTCTGTATCCTCACCATGAAATACTTTCTGTAATGAATACATTTGGTATGGGTGAGTATATCTTTGCTCTCCTACTTCTATATGCCCAACTTCATTCGCCAACTGTGTATTTTCAACAAGTCGGTCGTATACTTCGTCTGGGATTAGTGGGTTGCCTTCGACATATGCTTGATTGCATAGTCTGAGATATGCTTCTAGTTCTTTATTCATATGTATATTATACTCGATTTTTGGGATTGTGTCAAGAATTATTTTTGATAGATGTTATCGATGGTCTCTTTGAAATGAGTTGATAATACATCTTTGACTTCAGATATAGAAAGTATCTCTACCAAGGCATCGAATAAACCACGAGTGTTATCAAAATCCATGCGAATTGCTATACCATCTTTCGTTGGTTTCCATTCTTCATCAAAGTCTTGGTAATATTTTCTGATGTGCAAATATTCTTCTCCCCTAAAAGTGTTTACCATTACAAAAACTTTTTCATGTTTGTCCTCGTTGTAGTGTATTTCTTTTTCGTAAACGGGAGGGGCGTTATGTAACTCTATCATTTTTTAGAATCCTCGCTAACGGAACGATTGAAGTTACATTTTGCGGTTGTAATAATCTAAAAGAATCAGTGTCCCAGCAAAATAGTAGCACTTGACTTTTATTTGGCTTTGCTCTATTCTTTTTAGATTGTATATATTTGTTATCGAAATCCATAGTGCAAACATTATATTTCAGTCTGCGACTATTCTGACTACGATAGGTAATTATTGCATCACCTGCATCAGTTACTATTTTAGTAAAGTCGTCTTTCTTCATCAATATCCTTAGGGTTGTTAATATCTATTAGCGTCCCTTAATGATTCAAATTGAAAGCTACTTATTTTAGATGCAAAAATATGCGGACAGCCCGTAGACTGCCCACACTCAGGGGTAGTTAATCGTTTAGTTTATTTATTAAACCTGCAAAATACATAGCAGCTTTCCCTGTAAGCCTACCTATGATAGCTGCATCAGGTTCTTCACCCATGTCGCTTATTGCATTTGTTAGTGTCTCTTGAGCAGCGGCTACATTAACTCTGCCACCACCTGTTGAACCTCCACTAGATTTAGCAGCAGGTGTTTTTCTAACATAAACACCAGCTTTTGTCAATATCATTCTGACACCATTTGGGCTCTCGCCTAATTCTTCAGCTATTTGTTTGACAATCTCCATGCTATTTTCTGGAGTTGGTTCCTCTACAGTATACATCTCTACTGCTTGAGCCTTTGCTTCATCTGTCCAAGCCACTTTTCTTCTCCTTTTGGTTTTGTAAATTTCGGGTAAGCCTGGACACCAACCAGTCGCTTCCCGCATCTGTAAATAAAATCTATCACTCATAATGATTTCTTTCCAATAATATAAATATATTATACAAGAAGTTTAACCATTCGTCAAGAACTATTTTTTAAAAGGTATAACCATAGGTTGTTATATCATCTTTGTATAGCACTGCAACATAATTTTTACTCTTTATTGTATACCACCTTTGCCAATCTGTTATAATCTTTACATCATCTAAAATTGATGTATCTTTTGGTTGGAGGTTTAGCTCCTGTAATTCTTTTTGCCAATCATTAAAATTGATAATAATATCACAATTTTTATAAAGTTCTACTTGTGGTGCAGGAGTAAACTGCGTAAGCCACTTATCAAATCCTATATAATTAAAAGAATAAAAGTATTCAGTAACCACTCTTTCATATGGATTTCTTACAACTCCAATTTTATTTTTGTTGTCTTTTAGTATTAACTTCATTTTGCAACTCCTTTATTCTATTATATAATGAATAGATTAAAGCAGTTTGTTCAGCAATTTGTGCTTTTAACGCTTCTACTATACTCATGTAAAATATTTTTTCAATACCTCTAGTTTATCCTCTAGCGATGACATTTTTTCTATCTCTGCGTCTAGAGTTTCTATAATATCCCCATGTTCTGCTAATCCAACATGAGACCCTAATAAAACTTGTATATTCATTCTGTGGGCTTCTATACCACCCTCATAAAATTTTATGAGTGCTTTTACTAATCCTTCTCTATAATTACTACTCATTTTTCCCCAATAAAGCAGGAATAAAACCCTGCATAAACCTTTCTTTTCTGCTATCATCTAAGATAACGCTAATTAAAAACGGAAAGAATACTAAACTAAAAAAGAAAAATATAGTACCACATAACCATTGAAAACGCACTACTATATTGTCTGGTTCTAATATTCTAATTATTTTCATTGATGGCAAAAATAATTGCCACCAAGCCAATAAAGTACCTGACAACCATGTTGCTGCAAGTATCTCATATATTGTAGATGTCGACTCCATATTTTTCTAAATGCCTTAAGCTACCTAAGTCATAAGCTAGTTGTGTACAATAGCTTCCTGCATATGATAAGTGTGGAAAGAAAGTATTACTTAAATCCGTAGTTTCAATAGTGTAGATTAAATACATTTTTGCTCCATACTTTTCTTCGTAGTTAACTGCTTTTTTGGGGTCGCCTTGACAAGCGTACCCTGCATTTTCTACTTGATGTTGAACAGTTATTTCTCTAACTATTTTAGCTGGGTAATTCTTTCGTATTGCCCAAACTATTTCTCCTACTTCAAAACTTTCTGATACACACTGCTCTGGAAGCATTGCATTTCTTATTCCTTCATAGTCGCTTTCTGGGAGTTTCATTGGAACTCCTATTCTTTCAATAATTGCCTTAACAAAAGCAGGAGAACGATATATCCTCTGTGCTATGTTTGACACATTATCACCTGATAGATACCCTTGCACAACGAATTTAATATCGCTTTCCGTTGCAGGAGTACCTCTTAATTTAGCTTTCATCTTAGCAGTTCTTTCTATGTCTTGTTTATGTTCTGCTATGATATTAGCAAGTCTTGTAGTATTATAAGTTATATTTAATATACCACAAGCTTCTTTCTTCGTAATTGGTTTATCTTGTTCTAGTAAACTAATTACTTTCGCTATACTCTGTTTTGTCAGATTCTCGTGTTTCTTTATTCTCAATTTCTTTCCCTAATAGCATTACAGCATAGTGTAATATTTTAAGTAAATCATTGGTATCTTTACCATTCTTCTTGCCATATCGCTGGGCATACTTTATGATATTTCCTAAGCAAAACCCTTCCCCATGACCTGCATCGAATATAAACTCCGTTGATTGTATTTTATCCATACTATAATGCTCATGATATGTGCCAATAATATGGTTTCTTAACATATTTAATGCTGTTTCTTCGTTAAATTTATCTCTCATTGTGTTTCTGTTGTAAAAAAGCAAACTTGTACAAGTCTGCCTGATTTCTTATCATGCCCCCAACCTGCGTTGAATGGAGCATGCCAATATGTTGCTGGATACATAACTAGTCGATTGTATATGTTTCCAACATAAGTGTGCATTTCAAACTCAGAATCATCTTGTTCTTCCCAAAATCCTCTGAATCCATTTTTAGTTATAGTTAGGCTCTCCGTTCTCTCAACATTTGAGGTTTCTTTATCTCTAAACAATCCTGTGCCATGAGTTACGGGAGCATTAGGAGTAAGATATAGCACACTTGCCCAGGGCTCACCATTCATCTTATCAGTTACTTCTTGCGAGTAATTAGCATGGTCATGATGTACCCAGTTTTGATAGTTTTTTGTTTCTAGTCCTAATGTAAAAGCAGTATTACTATTCTTTTTAGGAAACCAAATTATTTTTCTATTTAGAATTTTTGATAACCTATTTTTCATATAGATAAAGTTTTCATTAGAAAAAGAACTTATTGTTCTTTGACCTGGAAACATAATCTTTCTACCTTTAACTCCAGGAAAGAAGAACTCTTTCAGAGCTTTCTCCCTTATCTTATCTGGATTAGGATAGAAGTTGTCTTGAATTACAATCATTTCTGTAATTCATCAAGTACATCTAATCCTCCCTCAATCTTTGCGAGGTATTCTTTTTTATCTGCTAATTGTTTCTCTAACAATCCTACTTCAGCACTAACTTTCTCATGCTGTGTTGTTAGATTTTTACGAAGCATTTCTCCATGAGACATTGTTTCCACTGGCTCTTTTGTGATGCCTAGTAATGTGTCAAGAGGTATGTCTTTTGCCATGTAATCTTACTCCTTGTCCTAAATGAGTTTCAGTTCCGTCAGACTTCCTCATTATAAGTTGTCTACGAAA